TATAAGATATATAAAAACGCTACCGCAAGTATAACCGTAACGCTTACTGCGGCCACCACGGGTTGGTTTGAAGACACCACAAACACCATAGATTACGCTGTCAGCGATACTTTATATTACGGCATCGTTGGTGGGACCAGCGGTAGTGCGACTTCTACCGCTGCCGCAGTTACTTTGACAGAAATAATTCCACCGCGTTCGACCGCTTGCATAGTCAGCTAGGCGCCGCCTAAAGACCTTGCGGCGAAAATAGGCTATATTCGCCGCAAACCATGAAGGGAATAACTTATGGCAAATGTTTTTAAGAACGCAGTCGCGAACAACGTCACTACCGTGACGACCGTGTATACCGTTCCCGTAGCCACTACGGCCACGGTCATCGGGCTGGTGATCGCAAACGACTCCGGCGCTGATACCACGGCCACGGTTGAGGTTACGGACGATTCGTCGGGCATCACGGTGAAGCTCTGCGCCTCGACGCCTATTCCGGCGGCGTCAAACCTTAACGTCCTAAATACGAACAACCGCTTGGTTCTTGAGGCCGAAGACTTGATTAAGGTTACGGCTGTGGCTGCCTGCGACGTGATCGTGTCTGTTATGGAGATGACCTAAGATGACCGGGCGTATTGGCAACAGTAACCAGTTTCTGCAGGTTTCTGGCACTGTCAGTGCGCCTGCGTTTAGCTTCGCTGGCGACACCGACACGGGCATCTACCGCATCGGCGCGAACAATATCGGCGTAGCCGCAAACGGGGCCAAGGTTATAGACGTCGGCACCGCTGGCGCTGCGCTCGCGGGCTATCTCCGGCTTTCCGGCTCTGTCAGCGGGTATGTGGGGCTTCAGGGCGCCGCCGCTGCGGGCAGCACGACCTACACGCTGCCGTCGGCGGATGGCTCCTCCAGCAACGTCCTCTCGACCAACGGATCCGGCGTCCTGAGCTGGGTCAGCGCCTCGGGCGGCCCAACCGGCCCTACCGGCTCTACTGGTGCGAACGGTCCAACCGGCCCAACCGGCTCTACTGGTGCGAACGGTCCAACCGGCCCAACCGGATCTACCGGCGCAGCGGGTCCAACCGGCCCCACCGGCTCTACTGGCTCTACCGGCCCAACCGGATCTACCGGCGCAGCGGGGCCAACCGGCCCAACCGGCTCTACTGGCTCTACCGGCCCCACCGGCTCTACCGGCGCAGCGGGTCCAACCGGCCCAACCGGCTCTACTGGCTCTACCGGCCCAACCGGCACAGGCTACTGGACGTTGACGGGTTCAGATATTTACTACAGCACGGGAAACGTCGGGGTTAACACGTCAAGCCCGACATTTAAGCTAGACGTAAACGGCACGGCGCGGTTCTCCGGCCTCGTTACCGTTTCGGCGGGCGGCGATCTTACTCCAGCCGCAACGCCCGCAACGACGTCTCTCGGTTATCTAGGAACGCCGCTGAACACGCAGAATGGCACTTATCAGTTTGTCATGGCGGACGCGGGCAAGACTGTTTATCACACCAGCGTCACCGCCCACACCTACACCATTCCGGCGAACGGTACGGTGGCCTTCCCGATTGGTACAATTATCGCTATCGAAAACGAAAACAGCGGCGGCAACGTAACTCTCGCGATTACGACAGATACGCTCCGCTGGGGGGCCTCTACCGGGTCGCGGACCATCGCGGCTAATGGGTCTGCGGCGGCCAAAAAGGTAGCTGCTACCGTATGGCGCCTTGTAGGTTCGGGTATTAGCTAATGGCCGGCGGCCTTGACGCATATTATGCAGTTCTGGCTGGCGCTTTTACGCCCGTCACAAACACTTACACGTCTGGAGCTGCTAATCAGACGGTCCCGGCAAATGCGTCGTCGGTCACGATCAGCGTCTACGGCCCCGGAGGAACCGGCGGAACAGGTTTTGATGGCGGCATCCCCGGCGAGCGGTGGACGGGCGGTGGCGGTGGTGAGGGCGGTGCGGCGGTTTCTACTTACGCCATATCGCCAAGCGATTGGGGCAGCACGCTTAGTTACGCGGTCGGCACCACCACCGGAAACGATAGCACTGTAACAGGCACGCTAACTGCGGGCTCTGTGTCTATGACAGGCGCCACCGGTGGGGATGGCGGCGATGCAGATGACACAGCGGGCGGGCTTGGCGGCGGAGGTGGCGCGGGCACGGGCGGTAACGTAAGCAACACAACTGGGACTTCTGGCGCGAATGGTGGCTCGACTGGAGCCGGTGGTGCTGGTGGATCTGGCGCGAGCCCTGCGGGCAATGGCGGCAACGGTGGCTATCCGGGGGCTGGTACCTCTGGCGGCGGTGGGTCTATAGTTTTTGCGTGGACATGATGAGGGGAAAACATGCCTGTAAGCTCAAACTCGGGTAAGCAATTTATAAAAAGTATCGTGTCGCAGTTTCGAAACGATGAGATGCTCGACATCGGCGTGGGTTGTGGGACTTACGCCAAGATGTTCCCAGACGCCGAATGGACCGGCGTCGAGGCGTGGGAGCCTTATGTCGGGGAATACAAGCTCCGCGACATGTACAAGAACCTGATCGTGGCCGACGCGCGGACTATTCATACATGGCCCACCGATTACTACGATGTGGTTTTCGCGGGCGATGTTCTAGAACACATGCCGCGAAACGATGCTGAAGAACTCGTCTCTCGTCTGAAGCGCGTCACCGACCTACTCGTGATCAGCATTCCTATCGGGTACCACCCGCAGGACGATGTCGGCGGCAATCCGTTTGAGCGGCATGTCACCGACAATTGGACAGACGAGGCGGTTAGAGAAGCCTTCGGAGAGCCGACATACTCGAAGATCGAGGGCGAGATCGGCGTCTATATTTACGATCTCTCGTTGCCAGTAATACCGCGCACGATCCACATTGTCTGGGTCGGCGATGAGAAAAAGCGCCCCGACAATTGCATCAACACATGGCGCGAGATGAACCCGGCTTGGACGGTCAAAGTCTGGGGCAACAAGGAACTCGAAGAGCATCCGTGGCGCAATAAGGCACGGATGCAGACGATGGCGCAGCGGCAATGGTGCGGCGTCGCAGACATGATGCGCTATGAAATTTTGTTCGACGAAGGCGGGTTCTGCGTTGACGCCGACAGTTTTTGCAAGCGTCCTCTGGAGGCTTGGCTCTTCTGGAAAAATCTTTACGCCTCATGGGAAAACGAAACGGTGCGCCCCGGCGTCATCGCTTGCGGCTATATCGCGTCGGCTCCGGGTCATCCTGTGATCGGCGAAGTCATTAAGCAAATCCGAGAGGACGACGACGTAGAAGATAAGCCCGCATGGTACGGTACGGGGCCGCGCAGGCTGACGAATGTTTGGAATGAAATGAACCCGGAAGACGGCGCCATCTGGCCGTCGCATTACTTCATCCCTGATCACTTTGACGGATTTACTTACGAGGGCGACGGGCCGGTCTTTGCCACGCAGGAGTGGGGAACGACTAAGAGCCTGTACGACACTCTGTACAGGAAGGACCGCAGGCTGCGGATAGCCGTCTATGCCATCAGTAAGAACGAAGAAAAGTTCATCGAGCGGTTCTGCCAATCGGCGAAAGACGCAGACGTTATCGTCCTTGCCGACACGGGTAGCACAGATAGAACGGCGGAGATCGCGAAAGAAAACGGCGCGCAAGTCCACTCTATCTGCATCACGCCTTGGCGCTTTGATCACGCGCGTAATGCGGCTCTGGCTCTTGTTCCTCGCGACATTGATGTTTGTATTAGTCTCGATGTAGACGAGGTTATGGAGCCGGGGTGGCGCGAGGAAATTGAGCGCGTCTGGAATGAAAACACTACGCGGCTTCGGTACTATTTCGACTGGGGCGCCGGAATTAAATTTAAGTACGAGAAGATCCACGCCCGCCACGGGTATTACTGGCACCACCCATGCCACGAGTATCCAGTGCCTGATGGTAGGATCACGGAAGTGTGGGCGGACACCGATGTGCTGCTCGTCAGCCACCACCCGGACCCGACGAAAAGCCGTGGGCAGTATCTCGATCTTCTTACCCTAAGCGTAAAAGAAGATCCCGCGTGCCCGCGCAACGCCTTCTACTACGCGCGAGAGCTTACTTTCCACAGCCGCTGGGCTGACGCCATTGCGGCGTTGAATAACTATCTCAAGCTCCCCGGTGCGACTTGGCACAACGAGAGGTGCTACGCCTACAGGCTTCTAGGGAAATGTTACGAAGAGCTTGGCAATACTTGGGAAGCCGAAGCTAACTACCACCGTGCATGCGCCGAGGCGCCTAATACGCGCGAACCTTGGTGCAACATGGCGATGCTGTTCTACAGGCAGAGCCGCTGGCTTGAGTGCTATACGGCGGCCATGCGGGCGCTTTCTATTAAAGACAAACAATTGGTTTACACCTGCGACCCGGAAGTCTGGGGGCCTATGCCCCACGATCTTGCGGCGCTTGCGGCATGGCATCTTGGCTATAAAGATATGGCTGTCGAGCAGGGGCGCATTGCTTTGGATATGGAGCCCACCAACGCGCGCCTGAAAGGCAATTTGGATTATTACCTCGGCCTTAAAAATCAAGAAGCTGCATAAAGGAGATAGCCGTGTCAGAAGATGCGTACATCGTTGATCGTATCCATCGAGTGGAAGCTCAAATCTCAACACACGAGGCGGTTTGCGCTGAACGCTATCAAAACATTTTGGCTACGTCTTCTGAACTCAAGCACGGGCTTAAAGCGGTTAACGCGCAGATACTGTCCATAGGTTTTCTTCTACTTTGCGGGATGGCAGGCATCCTAGCGCAAATGGTTTTCTTCGGAGGCTGACATGGAACTTTTAGGCGGCGGCATTATCGGTAGCCTCCTCGGCGGGGTGTTTCGTCTCGTTCCAGAGGCTCTGAAATTCCTCGATAAGAAAAATGAGCGGTCCCACGAACTCTCCATGTTTGAACAGCAGTGCAAGCTGGAAGCGGCGAGAGCAGATCAGAAGCTCGCCGAGATCGGAGCGCAGCATCAGGCCGCTGTAGATGTGGGGGCGATGGACGCCTTCAAGCTGGCGATCCAGCAGCAGACGGATATGGTAAAGGCTGCCGGCGGCTGGGCGGCGGCGCTTTCGGCCAGCGTCCGCCCCCTGATGACGTATTATCTGCTCGGCATCTACGGCGTGGTGAAAACCTGCCTTATTATGGCGGAACTCAATGCCGGGACGCCCTTCGTGCAGATTATGCCGAGCCTGTGGGGTGTCGACGACATGGCGCTGCTTTCGGGCGTTGTGAACTACTGGATCTTGGACCGCACCCTCGCGAAACGGGGGCTTTAGTGTCCTGTCTGGTTATCGCTCTGGCCTTGTGCAAAGAGTTTGAGGGCTTTCGGCCCAAGCCGTATCTTTGCCCGGCTGGCGTCCCCACGATTGGTTACGGCACGACCAGATATATGGACGGCAGGCCTGTCAGCCTGACAGACGCACCCGTGACCGAAAAAGAGGCGGAAACGCTTCTGGAGGCCCAAATCCGTCGGGACTACCTGCCGGGCACGCTGCGGGCCTGCCCGGTTCTAGCGACCGATGAGCGCGCACTAAACGCGATTGTAGATTTCTGCTACAATCTTGGAGTCGGTCGCCTCCAGACCTCGACTTTGCGTCGGCGCATTAACGCGCTCGACTGGCAGGGGGCGAGGACTGAGATCCGGCGTTGGGTTCGAGGCGGTGGCAAAATCCTGCCCGGACTGGTCAGACGGAGAGAGGCGGAGGCGGCATTGCTTCCGGGAGAACCTTGATAGAACAGCTAATCAGCCGGGTATTCTATACGCGCAACGTCGCGCATTGGGTCCACTGGCGCACGAAATCTTATTCCGAGCACAAGGCCCTTGGGAACTTTTATGAGGATGTCCTTGAGGCTTTGGACGACCTCGTCGAGGCGTATCAGGGCGCCTATGAGCTGGTGGGGAACATCCCGGCGCCGGATCCGAATGTCCCAGAGATCCTTGAGCATCTGGAAAACGAGGCCAAGTGGATTGAGGAAAATCACGAAAAGATCTGCAAGGGCAACCGAGCGGTCGCCAATCTGATCGACGCGCTGTCTGGCGTTTATCTCTCCACGATCTACAAGCTCCGCAACCTTAAGTAGAGGCCGCAATGTCTACATCTATGACGTTTACGACCCTGCAAGAGGACGTCCGGCGCTACCTTGAGCGCGGGGCGACGCTGGCCTCAGACGCGGTCGTTTATGAGCAGATCCCGCGCCTCATCAATCTTGCAGAACGGCGTATTGCCCGCGAACTCAAGATACAGGGCTTCATAAATGTTGTCAGCGGATCGCTTACGACGGGGCAATCTGTTTACGACAAGCCTGATCGCTGGCGCGACACGGTCAGCATCAATATCGGTATCGGGAACGAGAACAACACCCGCAAGACCCTCTTTACGCGCGGCTATGAATATCTTCGGACGTATTGGCCCGACAGTACCCAGACGGACGAGCCCATCTTCTACAGCGACTACGATTACAGTCACTGGCTGATCGCGCCGACCCCAGATGAGGACTATCCGTTTGAGGTTCTTTACTACGAACTCCCGCCGCTTCTTGATGATGTAGTGCAGACCAATTGGCTTACCGAGTACGCGCCGCAGCTTCTCTTGTACGGAACCCTGCTCGAGGCGACGCCGTTCCTCAAGAACGACGAGCGCATTTCGGTCTGGCAGAACATGTATGACCGCGCGGCGGCCATGCTTAACGGCGAAGATCTCGCCAAAATACTAGACCGCTCTGCGGTTCGTAAGGAGGCGTAAATGTCGGTTTACACGCAGGTCTTTGGCGGGGCTACCATCTACCCGTCAGACGTTTCGTATCTGGCACTCAGCCTGACAGAGGACACGACGCTGTCGTGGCCGCTGGAGACGAACGCCGGAAACACGGTCGCGGCGCGCATCATCGACGTGACGCCGACTGGCGCCTATTCGATCATCATGCCTCCTGCGGATCAGACGGGCGTCGGCCAGACAATCCTGTTTAATAACCTCGGCCCTTCGACGATCACGGTTAAGGATGACGCCGGCGGCACGCTTCTGTCCATCTCGCAGGGGCAGCAGTGGCAGATTTATCTGACCGACAACACCACGGCGGCAGGCTCTTGGCGCACCTTCCGTTACGGCGCATCGACCGCGCAGGCGCAGGCCTCGGCCCTCGCTGGTTACGGCTTGACGGCAACGGGCAGCACGCTCTCGCAGACTAGCCCGACTGTTCTGTTCAACAGCAACTACACGGCGGGCGTTGCTGATCGCGCGAGCACCTACGTCTGGGACGGAGGCGTTGGTACATTGACGCTCCCGGCGGCGGCCACGGTAGGGGACGGGTTCTTTATCTCGGTTCGCAACGGCGGCTCGGGCAATCTCACGATTGATCCGAGCGGGGCGGAGCTTATCAATGGCGGTGCGACGTTAGTCCTACGCCCCGGCGACAGCGCAATTCCGACTAGCGACGGCATAGGCTGGTACACTATCGGCTACGGCCAGCAGGCAGTCTTCGCGTTTGACTACACGAGCATCAGCATCACGGGCGAGAGCGACCCCTACACGCTGTCAGGCGCTGAACTAAACCGCATTGCGTATCGTATTGACGGCGCGCTCATTGCGGACCTTGACATCATTGTCCCGCCGACGACGCAGCAATACTGGATTGATAACTCGACGACTGGTTCTTTCAATCTCGGCTTCAGGACCGCCTCGCAAGTCGTTCCTGTCATAATTGCACAGGGCTCTCGCGGCATTTATTACTGCGACGGCAGCGATGTCGTAAACGCGGCAACGGCTGGCATCTCTACGCCTATCGCGGTTGCGGACGGCGGCACCGGGGCCACAACGGCAGGCGCGGCTCTTATCAACCTCGGCGGAACGACTGACGGCATCGCATTGTTTACGGCGGCGAGCGCCGCCGCAGCAAGAGCTGTCATTAACGCAGTGACACCGGAAGAGGCTCAGAAATTTGCGGTGGCGATCAGCTAATGGCGGACACGGTCATAAAGATTGCGTCTCAGCCCGGTATCAAGCGGGACGGAACGCGCTTTGAAGGCGACAACTATGTCGACGGCCAGTGGGTCCGCTTTCAGCGCGGGTTGCCGCGAAAGATGGGCGGCTATCGTTCCGTGAATAAATACTTGCAGGGGCTCGTCCGCACCCTGCACGAATATACTCAGGACAACCTAACTTACATCCACGCGGGCTCCGCTAATCTCGTCGAGCGGCTCTACATAGACGGCTCGAACAACACAAGCGTCATTACAGACCGCACGCCGACAAGCGGGTTTACGGCTAACGCCAGTAACATGTGGCAGTTCGATGTCCTTTACGACACCGTCGCGGTGTCGGGGTCTAACAAGATCGTGGCGCAGGTCGCGCCAAACCTCGGCTGCATCTGCAACAGCACGGGCGGTGAGATATTTACCGGCGATCTTTTGGATACGGCAGCGCTTACCTCTGTAACCCTACCGACCGGCGGCAACGCAACGGGCGGCATTGTCGTACTGCATCCGTATCTGATCTTCTTCGGTACTGACGGCTATTGGGGCTGGTCCGTGCCGGGCGATCCGGCGGACCTTACAGGTTCTGGTTCAGGCGACGCGGTGATTACGGGGCAGAAGATTGTGCGCGGGCTCCCGCTGCGCGGCGGCCCCGGCAACTCGCCGTCTGGGCTTTTCTGGTCGGCGGACAGCCTGCTCCGCGCGTCCTTCGTCGGCAGCACGACCGTCTGGCAGTTTGATACACTTTCGACACAATCCTCCATCTTGGCGGCGCAATCCGTCATTGAGTATGACGGCATCTTCTACTGGATCGGCACTGATCGCTTTCTGATGTTCAACGGTGTCGTCCGCGAAATACCGAACGCCCTCAACTTTAATTTCTTCTTCGACAATCTGAACTACGCGCAGCGTCAGAAGGTATTCGCCTATAAAGTTCCGCGCTTTGGTGAGATCTGGTGGTGTTTCCCGAAGGGCGACTCGCTCGAGCCTAACCACGCCGTCATCTATAACGTGCGCGAGCAAACTTGGTACGATTGTGCGCTGCCCGAAGGCGGGCGCAGCGCTGGCATTTTCCCTACCGTGTTTAGGCGCCCGATCTTGGCAGGCGTTGCGCCCCAGAACTACATCGCCCAAAGCGTTAGCATTGACGACGGCGGCGCGGATTACGAGGTGGGCGACGTTCTGGCAGTCGAGGGCGGCGAGGGCGGTGTGCCCGTCGAGCTTACAGTTTCGTCGGAAACCGGCAACGTGATTGACGGCATCGAGATTTCAAACGCCGGCAACTACACAACCATACCGTCGAACCCGGTGTCTGTCACGGGCGGCAGCGGCACGGATGCGACCTTCGATATCACGTTCATTCGGCCCTATAAGCTCTGGATCCACGAGATCGGAACGGATGCCGTGGACGGTCTTAACATCCAGCCCATCCCGTCGTATTTCGAGACGGCGGACATTTCCCTGCCTGTAACCCAGCAGCAAAATAAAGCCTTGCAGGTTCTTATGGTCGAGCCTGATTTTGTGCAGGCGGGCGACATGACCGTCGAGGTTCGTGGGCGCGCCAACGCCCGCGCGCCGGAGGTGAACAGCGAGGCAAAGACGCTGGTCCCGACGCCCAGCACGCCGCAGGAACAGGTGCTCTATTTTAAGACGCAGCGGCGCGAACTGCGGTTTTTCTTCAAGAGCGACACCCTCGGGGGTAACTACCAGATGGGTCAGGTCTTGGCGCACGTTCAGCCGGGCGACGGGACGGTCATAGGATGATCGACCCACGGGGCATGTCTTTGCTGGATTGGGCGGATAGTGTAGTATTGGCCGTAGGCGATGCTTGGGCTTTTGGTCGGTTAGACGACGAGAGTCGCTGGCAGGACTGGGCGGTAGGATTTGTACGCGCGTCAGATTTCACGCAGCGCGTCCCACCTGATCCATATCAGTTTTCGGACTGGCGGGACTGGGCGATGCGAATGTATCCAATACTGCAAGGAAATGGCTGATGGCATACTACACAAGCCCTCTTGTTGCGGCCCAAGACGCCTTAGCAGAACTACAAAGCCAGCAGCCCTCAAATCCCCAGAGCGACGAGTTCGCCGACTGGAGCGAGATGGTGGCGCAGGCGCAGCAGGATCTTAACGCTGCGCAGGGGCAGCTCTCCGGCCAGATCGACGTGTCCGGTGGCGCGGACCCCATTATGGCGAAGATCCGCGCTGATCTCGCGGCGTGGGGTGGCGCAGAAAACATCGTCAGCGCAATAGACCAAGGCGCCCCGCTTTCTGTTGTTTATGACGCGCTAGAACAACTCCAGCGATTCACAACGTCGGGCGCGAACGCTAAGGCCCTAAACCCGATTGTTAACTTCGCGGAAGTGGCGCAGGCGGATTTAGGGGCGTCCGGTTTTGTGACCGGGGTGGCGGACCCACTGCAGAACATACGCTATTCGTTGCTCGCGTCCGGCGAGGCACCGGAGCTCGCGGGCGCCATCCAGAACGGCGCCACGCTCGAGCAGATCATGCCAGCACTCATTAACTACCGCTGGACCACGACGAACCCCAAAAACGTCGGCAAGCTCGACTCAATGCTCGGCAGTGCTTGGTACGCTTTGGCGGGTGAGAACGCAGCCAAAGGCCTTCCGCCCCCAGACCCGCTTCCGACCTTCCCTGAGCATCAGGGGACGTGGGCGGCGGTCGGCACCGCCCTTACGGACTACGTTTTGCCTGCGGCTATGGCGATGATTCCGGGCATAGGGCCTGTGGCCGGAGCGGCGCTAGGATCCGCGCTCGGCAGCACAATTCAAGAGCGCGATTTTGAAGAGGGGCTTATGCGCGCTGCGCTTGCAGCGGGCACCGCATACGCCGGCAGCGCCATCATGGGCGTCAACCCTTGGGGCGCGTTAGGCGATGCGGGGAGCTCCGCGCTTACCTCGACGGCGGTACAAGCCGTACCTCAGTCTCAAATCTTATCGTCGATTGGCAACCTTCCGCCGATTACGAACGCTTTGACTGGGCAGGTTATGGGCGCCGCGACAGGCGCGGCAACGAGTGCGCTTCCGAGCTTGACGTCAGGGGCTTTGAACGAAATAAGCATCATAGGCAATTTGCTTCCGCAGGCGACTGCAGCGCAGGGCGCTGTGTTAGGTGGTGCCGCGTCTGGTCTTTCGGCTTTAGGCACACCCGTATCGGATGTGACAGTCACGGCGGACATGATTAAGCCGCCGCCGATCAAGCCTGTAAATGCTCTTATCGGGGGCGCGGCGGGCGCCAGCGGCAGTGCCAGCGGCAGTGCCTACGCGGATCCTGCCTTAGACGTAACAATCACGGCGACCGACCCACCGATTGAGCCTCTGACCGCCCTTGGCGCTTTAAGCGCCGGAGCGGGGCTCGCGACGGCGGCAGGCGGCACTGCGCCGACCGAGACGCCGGGCGAGACGCCGGGCGAGACGCCGGGCGAGACGCCGGGCGAAGAAGATGGCTGGACCCTGAGCGACTACCTCGACGCTATCGGGATTGGCGGGCAGGGTTTGGGTCTGCTGGGTGCGCTTGGTGTAGGTGCCGGCAGCAGTGGAGGCAGTGGAGGCGGCGGCGTTATGCCAGTGCCCCCAAGCCTTCCGCCGGGGTACGGCTACGGCACAGGCCCCGGCGCGGGAACGCTTCCGACTATTGCGACTGGGCCCGGTGCGCCTCGCACGGCTCGCCCGGTTAACATGTCGATGGACGATTGGCTCACCTACGCGACGCGCCCCGAGGCCTCGTTCTTTACGGATGTGCCGATGCAGGCGGCGGCGGGCGGCATGGCCGTTAAACGGCCCTCGGAGCCCTCGTTCGCCGTTCGCGGCAAGGGCGACGGGCGCAGCGACGAGATCCCGGCACTTCTCAGCGACGGCGAATATGTGATCGACGCCGAGACCGTGGCGCTTCTCGGAAACGGCTCGGGCAAGGCGGGCGCGGAAGCGCTTGACCGTTTCCGCGCAAATGTGAGGCGGCACAAGGGCCGCGAACTATCAAAGGGGCGCTTCAGCGTTAACGCGAAGAAGCCCGAGAAGTATTTGACCGGAGGACGCACCTGATGGCGCTTGGCGATTTCTTGAGCGAAGGGCAGCCGATCCCTGCGGGCACGGCGCCGGTCGCAAAAACAACGGCCACGGCTTTGCCGACGTGGTACACGAACTACGCGATGGACTTGATGGCGCGGCAGGGCGGCGTGATGAACACGCCCTACACAACCTATGCTGGGCCCCGTGTGGCGCCCCTCACCGCGCTCGAGCGGCAGGCGCAGACGGCAGGCACGGCGGCGGCTGGGGCTTACCAGCCCCTGCTGTCGCAGGCCACGCAGGCCACCACGCAGGCCGTTGGCGGCCCCGGCGCGCTGGGCGCGGCGCAACCCTATCTGACGGCGGCGGGGCGTGGCTCCGCGTCCGTGCTCCCAGAGTTCATGAACCCCTACACCGAGCAGGTCGTAAACCGGATTGGTGAACTCGGCGCGCGCACCCTGCGCGAACAGCTTTTGCCGGAACTCTCTGACCGCTTTATCGGCGCGGGCCAGTACGGCAGCACGCGTCAGGCTGAGATGATGGGCCGGGCGTTGCGGGATGTCAGCGAGGGCACGACGGCGGCGCAGGCGAAGGCTTTGCAGGAAGGCTACGGTACTGCATTGACGGCGGCGCAGGAAGAACAGCAGCGCTTCGGCCAGCTCTCCTCTATCGCAGGCCAGCTCGGCCAGTCGCAGCTCGAGGGCGGCCTCAAGGGCGGGGCGCAGCTTGCTGATCTCGCAGGTTCGGCGCAGGAACTCGGGCTCAAGGGCGCGGGCGCTCTATCAACGCTCGGCGCGACGGAACGCGGCGTCCAGCAGCAGAACCTCGAGACGGCCTACGCGGACTTCTTGCGGCAGCAGGGCTACCCGCAGGAACAGATCAACGCAGCGCTTCAGACGTTCAAAAGCATCAGCCCGGCGGCGCCAACAGCGGTGCAGGAATATGGGTATCAGCCGCTCGGCTATCAGCCGGAGTCGGTAAGCACTGTCGGCGCTATCGGCGGCGGTCTCACCGGACTCGCTGGATTACTGAGCGAGATGGACGACCTTGGCTGGTTTAAGTAGGACGAAGGATTAAGACGATGGCAGACAATTTCGCGGTCAGGTCGTACAGCACAAACCCGTTTACGTTTTCGGCTACGCCGAGGACCTACGGGGCAGCAGCGCCGGCGGCGCCTGTCGGTGGCCTCAATCAGGCTATGGGCAACACCTCGGATCTATACAGCCTTCTTCAGCAGCAGGCTGAAGAGCGCGAGCGTCAGATCAGTGAGATGTACGAGCCGGTTCTCAGCAGATGGGACCGCATGGCGGAAGACCTTCGCAAGCGCCAGATGGGCCCGTCTCGCACAGAGCGGTTGTTTCAACTCGCGCAGGCGTTTCTGACGCCGACAAAGACAGGCACGGCGGGAACGCTGGGCAATGTCGCGACCGCCCTCGGCGGGCAGGCGGCGTCGCAGCGTGAGATAGAAGATGAGCGGCAGAGGCTCCTTGAGCAGTATGGCACCGAGCGCGATAGCATGATGCTTCAGCAGAGGCAGGCGATGCTTGGAGCGCGGAATGCGCCGCAAGACTTGCTGATCAAATATCTTATGGAACGCGGCGAATTGCCAGACCCAACTTGGGATCCGCTCAGTCGTTCGTGGGTGTACCCTCCGAGCCCGGCCACAGGTAATCAGCCCAGAATTGTTCCTGCGGATGCGGCTGCGCCGGGCGTTCTAGGGGCGGAACCGCCCGCGGCGCTTCCTGCCAATTTCTTCGGAGGTTAATATGCCAGTGTCCGGAGAGAACAGACAGCATCAGGGTTACAACTACACTTTTGATGGCACCCAGTGGGTCCGGGGCGCCCCCGCGTCCGCCCCTGCTGCTGTTGCGCCGGGCATGCGTGAGGCAGAAGCGCAAGCGGGGATAGCCGAGACACAAGAACGCTATGAGCCGGTGGTTACGCAAAGCGTGATTGATTTACGTGAGGCGCAGAGAGAAAGAACAGAAACGCAGACTGAGCTTGACCGCCAAAAGATGGAACAGGCGCGGCGTCAGGCTCGTGCGCTTGCGGATACTGCTAAAACTTCTGCGGCTATTGTTAACTCTGTTGGCGGTCAGCTACTTACGCATCCGGGTCTGCCCGCTATTACGGGAACGGGTTTCGACCCGCTTTCTGGAGCGTTTGGCCGACAGAGTGTAGAAACCGAAGGCGCAGTACTTGAAAGACCCAGAGTGTTCGGGGGCTCCTCCGCAGCTAACGCTTTTGCCTTACACGAGCAACTACAAGGGCAGGCCTTTATGCAAGCCAGACAGATGCTTAAAGGCGGCGGCGCGATAACTAACTTTGAGAGCAACAGAGCAGAAAATGCTTACGCTCGTTTGTCTCTCAGCCAATCTACAGAGGCTTACGCTGCAGCCCTTAAAGAATTTATGGATGCCGTTCAGGAAGGCGCTAGGAAGCTGGAAGCCTATGCCGCGGCCCCCGAAGACGCGCAGGCTGAATTACAGAGACGCCAAGAACGCAGGGGACAAATCTTAAGTGTTCGCCCTGTTGGAGGCCAATAATGGCGGATGTCATTTACACCGTAAGATACGGCGGCAACGATTATGAAATACAAGCCCCCGAGGGTCTTACGCCGGAAGAGCTGACAAGCCAGATAGAAGCGCAAACGCGCATTCCGTCGCGCTTTGCGCCCCCATATTCGGAAGAACAAGCGCAGCTTCTTCAGGCTGAACGCGCGGCTAGAGCGCCTGTAGCCCCGACTGCCGCGCCCCCGCCTGCAACGCCGCAGCGGCCTCCTACGGACGCAGAGATATTTGCGTACACCCCGCAAGGCCGCATGCAGCAGATGCTGCGTAATATTCCGGCTAGTGCTGCTGGTGTGGTGGAAGGCCTTATAACGCCGATTATCCATCCCATACAGACTTTCAACACGATGGTGGATCTTGGCGGTGGGGTGTTAAGCAAACTTGGCGTCATGGATTATGACGAAAAAACAGCGAATGCCGTCGGCGAGTTTTTTGCCGACAGATATGGCAGTTTAGAAAACATCGAGAGAACTGTAGTAGAAGACCCGGTAGGCGCGCTCGCCGACTTATCTATGGTGCTTACTGGTGGGGGTACGGCTGCGGCCAGAGCGCCGGGCGCGCTTGGGAGGATTGGGCGGGCGACTCGTCTGACTGGCGATCTAGTAAATCCCGTAAATCTTGGCGCTCAAGCGATACGCGGCGCAGCGGCTACTCCGGTCGGGCGGGCCGTCACTGCGCCTGTACGCGCTTTAAGAGACTTGCCTTTGTTGCCGCTCACGGCGGTGACTGGCGTTTCAGCCTCAGACATAAGAAGAGCCGCTACTGCAAACGCAAAATTAGGTGCTGCGGTTGAGAGGCACCTGAGTGGAGAAGCTCCTGTCACGGAACCTCTTGAAGCGGCGAGAAAAGCTCTCGGAAACATTTATAACGAACGCCGCGAGCGCTACACAACCGACATCGCCCCCGTCACAAGCGATCCGACTGTCTTAGATATGACTAAGATAGATGA